TGGCGCACCTTCACAGTCTATCCCTTCAGAGTTCTGCTTTAGCGGTGTAGATGGTAATGGCGACACAAAGGTTGACCTGTTCCCTGTTCCTTCTGGTGCTTTTACTCTGTTGTTTGACCTGACTATCCCACAAGCTGCTTTGTCTGCTGATGGCACATCTGTCAAGGTCTTGGACTATTTAGTGACTCAGAGTGCGTATGCTCGTGCTTTGATTGAGCGTGGTGAAGATGGTGGAACAAACTCTGCCGAGGCTTATGCCTTGTTTAGAGGAATGCTCTCTGACGCTATTGCCTTGGAAAGCACTCGTTATCCTGAAGACAACTTTGTGGCGGTCTAATGGCTTCTCAACTTCAAAGTTACAGTCTCTCAGCACCAGGCTTTTATGGCCTGAATACTGAAGATTCGCCCCTTGATTTGGGGTCTGGATTCGCTTTGGTTGCAACTAATTGCATTTTGGATCAGTATGGTCGTATTGGTGCTAGAAAAGGCTGGACAAGGGTTAACTCCTCTTCTGGCAATCTAGGTGCTAACGATGTTGGTGTAATCCATGAGTTAGTCCAAAACGATGGAACATTGACTGTTCTGTTTGCTGGCAACAACAAGATATTTAAACTTGGCACTTCTAATGCGGTGACTGAGTTGACCTATGGTGGTGGCGGTTCTGCTCCTACTATCTCAGCAAGTAACTGGCAATGTGCATCTTTGAATGGCATTGCATACTTCTTTCAAACTGGTCACGATCCATTGATTTATGACCCCGCTGTAAGTACTTCTACTTATCGTAGAGTGTCTGAGAAGTCTGGTTATGTAGCTACAGTTCCTCAAGCCAATGTTGCCATCTCTGCTTTTGGTCGCTTGTGGGTGGCTAATACTGCTTCTGATAAGGTGACTATTACCTTTTCTGATCTGATTGCAGGTCATGTATGGGGTGGTGGTACTTCAGGAACATTAGATGTTTCCCGTGTATGGCCTAATGGTGCTGATGAAGTGATGGGCTTGGCAGCTCACAATGATTTCTTGTTTATCTTTGGTAAGAAGCAGATTCTTGTTTACTCAAACGCTTCTACACCCGCATCTCTTGTTCTGAGCGACACAGTAGGCTCTATTGGGTGTATCGCAAGGGATACGATTCAAAGCATTGGCTCTGACGTTGTTTTCTTATCAGACTCAGGTGTTCGTTCTTTGATGAGGACTATTCAAGAGAAGTCTGCTCCTTTGCGAGACCTATCTAAGAATGTTCGTTTCGACTTGGCATCATCTTTGGCGGGTGAAACAATTGCCAATTTGAAGTCTGTTTACTCAGAAAAAGAAGCCTTCTATCTTCTAGTGTTGCCCACTACCTTGCAAGTCTATTGTTTCGACACAAAGCAGAATCTCCAAGATGGTTCTTCCCGTGTAACCAAGTGGGACAATATTTCCCCAACAGCACTTAGATCGTTGCGTAATGGAGACTTATACATTGGAAAGAACGGCTACATTGGTAAGTATGGTGGTTATCTTGATGATACTTCTACTTATCGATTCTTGTACTACACAAACAATGCTGACTTAGGAAACCCTAATCAGATTTCTATTCTGAAGTCTATTACTGCCATTGTGATTGGAGGCTCTAATCAGTTCCTCACAATCAAGTGGGCTTTTGACTACTCAGGCGCTTATCAGTCAGAGAACGTCTTTATTCCACCTCAAGGTTATTACGAGTATGGGGTTGGAGAGTATGCAATTGCAGACTTCTCAAGCGGTATACCAATTAAAGCATTGACAAGTAATGCTTCAAGTGCAGGTAAAATTGTACAAACTGGTTACGAAGCCACCATTAACGGCACTCAGTTGTCAATTCAGAAAATTGAACTTCAAGCCAAAGAAGGCAAGATAGGATAAATATGAGCAATTATTCAAAATCCACTAACTTTGCAACCAAAGATAATCTCTCGCCTGGCAATCCTCTAAAGATTGTTAAAGGTACTGAGATTGATACTGAGTTCAATAACATTGCAACTGCCATTGCTACTAAGACAGATAACTCCTCTGCCACCATCACTGGTGGTACGATAAATGGTGCTGTGATTGGTGGAACTACTGCTGCAGCGGGTACTTTTACCAACCTTACTGTTAGCACAGCCGCTACGATTGCTTCTGCCGCCATTAGTGCGGGAACAATCAATGGTGCGGTTATCGGTGGTTCATCTCCTCTTGCCATTACTGGTACAAACATTACTGCAAATACAGGCTTTAGTGGCCCATTGACAGGTGCTGTTACTGGTAACGTCACAGGCAATGTAACGGGTGCTGTTACGGGCAATGTCACAGGTAATGTAACTGGCAATCTGACAGGTAACGTAACTGCCGCTACTGGAACTTCTACGTTCAACAATGTGACCATCTCTGGCTCATTGGACATGGATAGTGGTACATCTGCAACCATTACTGGTCTAGCAAGCCCTACAAACGATTCTGATGCGGCTACCAAGGGTTATGTGGATGCACTAGCCCAAGGTATTGATGCTAAAGCCTCTGTGGTTGTGGCTACAACGGCTAATATCACATTGTCTGGCACACAAACGATTGATGGAGTTGCGGTTTCTGTTGGAGACCGAGTGTTGGTTAAGGATCAGTCTACTGCTTCTGGCAATGGTATTTACTTGGTTGCTTCAGGTTCTTGGACTCGCACAACTGATGCTGACACTTATGCTGAGTTGGTGGCGGCTTTTACCTTTGTTGAAAAAGGCACAACCAATGCTGACTCTGGCTTTATCTGCACAATAGATGCAGGTGGAACACTAGGAAGCACATCGATTACATGGGCGCAGTTTTCTGGTGCGGGTCAGATTACTGCGGGTGATGGCCTTACAAAGACGGGTAACACTCTTAATGTAGGTACTGCATCGTCTAGCCGTATTGTTGTCAATTCAGACAACATTGATTTGGCTTCTTCTGGTGTAACACCAGGCACATACCAATCTGTCACCTTTGACACTTATGGTCGTGCTACAGCAGGAACGAATCCTACGACTATTGCTGGCTATAACATCTCTAATGCTTATACCAAAACTGAAATAGATTCGATATTTGGCTCGACTACTGCGGCAGCTACTTCTGCATCTAATGCGGCTACCTCTGCTTCCAATGCGGCAACAAGTGCTTCTAATGCCTCAACAAGCGAGACAAATGCGGCTTCTTCAGCAACAGCGGCAGCGGCTAGTTATGACTCTTTTGATGACAGATACTTAGGTTCTAAGTCTTCTGCTCCTAGTGTTGACAATGATGGAAATGCTCTGTTGACAGGTGCTTTGTACTGGAACAACTCAGTCAATACTCTTTATGTGTGGACAGGATCGGCATGGACTCAGGCGGCATTTACTGCCTCTGGTTTTGCTACTTTGACAGGCGTTGAAACCCTGACAAACAAAACCATCACCTTTGCTGACAATACGCTAACCAATGTTGCAAGCCTTAACACAACACAGACATTCACGGCTACTAAGACTTTCTCAGGTTCATCATCAGCTACAGCCATTGTCTTAAACGATGCGGCTGAAGTGGCAACTGTTTCAGCTACTGCGGCTACTGGCACGATTGCCTACGACATTACAACTCAGTCTGTTCTGTATTACACAAGTAACGCAAGTGCTAACTGGACAGTTAACTTCAGAGCCTCTAGCGGTACTTCATTGAATACTTTGATGAGTACAGGTCAATCAATGACTGTGGCTTTCTTGGTAACTCAAGGTTCTACTGCTTACTACAATTCTGCTGTGCAAGTGGATGGCACTACATCTGGAGTGACCACTAGGTGGCTTGGTGGTGCGCCTACTGCGGGTAATGCTAGTGGCATTGATAGCTACAGATATTTGATTATCAAGACAGGTAGTGCGACTTTCACAGTTTTGGCAAGCAACACACAATTTAAGGCTTAACACTATGCCATTACAAGCAACAAGTGGTGCGGCTTCTTATGATGCCTTTGGTGGTGGTGTTCCTGCTGTGCCTAACTACATTGAGGATGTTTTCAGCACATACCTTTATACAGGCAATGGAACTACAAACGTAATAACCAACAACATTGACTTATCTGGTAAGGGTGGAATGGTTTGGATGAAAAGCCGTAGTAATACTTTTTTCCATGGCGTTTATGATACTTTGCGAGGAACTGGAACAAGTACATCGCTTTATACAAATACAACCGAAGCACAAGGAACAAACTCTACAAACCAAAATTTAACTGCTTTTAATGCTGATGGTTTTACGCTTGGTGCAACATCATCAACCAATGCAATTAATGGTAGTGGTGGGTCAATGTGCTCATGGACATTCCGCAAGCAACCAAAGTTCTTTGATGTTGTGACGTGGACAGGCACGGGTGTAGACGGACAAGTTATTCCCCATTCATTAGGTGTAAAACCTGCTGTCATTATCGTAAAACGAACAGATACAACAAGTAATTGGCAATACAACGATGCAAACGATTTTTACTTGCTTTTAAATTCTACAGACGCAAGTGCTGGTGCTAACCGCAATGGCGGCTGGATTCCTCAGTACAACACTACCGCAACAACTTTAACCACTCAAAACTATTCGGGAAACAGTAACGTCAACGCATCAGGTGGAACATACGTAGCCTACCTATTCGCCCACAACGCAGGAGGCTTTGGCCTAACTGGTACAGACAATGTGATTTCGTGTGGGTCGTTTACGACTTCAGGCGGCGGTGGCGATGCCACTGTTGACTTGGGCTATGAGCCTCAATGGTTGCTTGTTAAATCTGCATCTGGCACAAGCGGATGGGACTTGATTGACAACATGCGTGGAATGCCTAATCTTGGTGGATATGGCACAGCAGTTGGTTTGGAGGCAAACAACTCAAACGCAGAAGGCTCACGTAACCCTAATTGCTTCCCAACTGCAACAGGTTTTTACTACGCAAGAGCAGCATCCACCACCTACATCTACATAGCCATTCGTAGAGGCCCAATGAAAGTGCCTACAAGTGGGACTAGTGTGTTTAGTCAAACTCTTACAAGTTCAAATGCAAACCCATTAACAATCACAACTAATTTTCCTGTTGACATGACAATAAATAGATATACAGGGGAAAGTTCAAACTATGTATTTGATAGATTAAGAGGCGCAAATGCATCTGCGGTAGGCACTACAGCAACTTACTTAAAAACAGAAGCAACAAGTGCGGAAGCGGTTATTGGCACTATTGGCGACAATATGCAAAGTAATACTACGTTGATTGACAGGTCGCTACTTGCTGGAACTTCAGACCCTAAGATTTACTATAGTTTTAGACGTGCCCCTAGCTTCTTTGATGAGGTTTGCTATACAGGGACAGGAAGTTATCCTTTTACAATAAACCACAATCTTGGGGTTATTCCTGATTTAATTATTATTAAAAAAAGAAGTTCGTCTGAAAATTGGTGGGTATATGCAAAGCCTGTTGTGTCACCTAATGCAAATTGGTATCAAAATTATGCTATTTTAAATGATACAGTTTATTTTCAAAGTGATACAACATCTTTTACTAGCTCTCCTACAAGTACAACTATTCCTGTTGCATCATATTACTCAACATCTGCTCAAACCTACGTTGCCTACTTATTCGCAACTTGCGCTGGTGTTTCAAAAGTAGGCTCATACACAGGCACAGGAACAACACAGCAAATTGATTGTGGTTTTACATCTGGCGCAAGATTTGTTCTCATTAAACGTGTTGCTGCTGCTGAAAGTTGGTATGTTTGGGACTCAGCACGAGGAATTATTGCGGGTAATGATCCTTACCTTCTCCTTAACAGCACAGCCGCTGAAGTGACAAATACAGACTACATTGACACTTACAGCGCAGGATTTGAACTTAGCAGCACAGCACCATCAAATATTAATGCATCAGGGGCAACATTTTTGTTTCTTGCGATTGCCTAGACTTTAAAGGAAAACATCATGCAAATCAGAACACAAACAGGGCAAGTCATGTACGAAGCAGAGTTTCGTGCATATACAAAAGCCAATGGCGGCCCATCGTGGGACATAACAACAACTGAAGTCTTAACTGCTTTGGGTGCTGATGTAGTCTTTGAAGGCGCACAAGCCTCTGGAGGCACTGTTTACCAATACTCTCAAGCCTCTGGTGTTGAGCAAGTTGATGGTAAGTGGTACACCAAATATATCCTTGGCCCTGTTTTCATTGACCAAGTGGTAGATGGTGTAACTACTACTGCTGCTGAACAAGAAGTGGCTTACAAGGCTACTAAGGATGCTGAACAGGCTAAGAATGTTAGAGCCACTAGAGACACTAAGTTATCAGAAACTGATTGGAGATTCCGTAGCGATATGACTCCATCACAAGAGTGGAAAGATTATTG